TCTTTTCTTGCTTTTAGAAATAACATTGTTTTTCTTAACCTTCCTTTTTGTACATTTGACATCCTACCACGACCAGCAGAATATAAGCAAGCTTTTCTACAAGCTGGACTTGAAGAACCGCACACGTTCTTTCCTGATATACTTGCAGGAGCAAGATATACGATACCAGTTAAAGCTTTTTCATAGTCTTCTAAAAACTCTTTTACGATATTAGATAAATCACTTTTCAAAGTTTTTGCGTTTGTTCCATCAGATAATATACTCATTTTGTTCTCCTCTTTTTTAGGTTTAATTGTATGATTGAGAATAATCTGTTAAGTCTTTTGAACCTAACTTTTTGTTGTCCTCTTTTTTTATTTCAACTAAGTTTGTATCAAATCTCTCTCCTCCGAGATGTGAACCGCAAAGATGACAAGGATAAGTGCTAAAACTTCCTTCATCATCATCCGCAAGAAATACATCATAATTATCATCTTTTAGTTTTTTATATTCTGTTTCAATATCTTCTAATCTATTATCTGGATCATCTTCAATTTCTCCATTAGCAAGATACATTAAACAGTCTACACAAACTGAAAATTTATTGTTTACAACTTCAATACTCATTTTGTTCTCCTCTTTTTAAGATTTACGAAATTACATAAAAGACTAAAAAAGCTGTCATTGCAAAGTGTGTTACTCTCATTAGAAATAAACCGATTTCATAAATAATTGACTCGTTTTCTTTTTCGTATGCTTCCATTGCTTCATTAAAGTTTGCTAAATCCATTTTGTTCTCCTCTTTATAGGTTAGTATTTTGGGAGAGCTTTTCAACTCTCCCGATTAGGTTAATCTCTTAGGCTAAAATCTCTCATAAATCCATCTTCAACTACTGATCTTGAAACTTCAAATTTATCAAGTTCGCTTAAAGCTTCATCTGCGGAAATCAATCCGTTTGCAGTTTGCTCTAAAATCTTGATTTGAAGTTCTCTTTTTTGCTTGTCAAATATGTCTCTTAAAGTTCCGTATGCTTTGCACTCAATGTCAATTTGATCTCGTCTTTTCTTTGTCATATTTTCCTCTTGGTTTGGGTTAGAATTAGTTTGTGAGTCTAATTATAGCGTTTAGTTCAACTTTGTCAAGTCAAATATTAATTAATTTTCAATTTTATTTTCAGGATCAAAATTCAAGAGCTTTTCAAAAGCTTGTCTTTCCGCTTTGGTATATACTTTACATTTACCATTGAACTTTCTACTCCTGAAAGATTGCTTTGGATTTCTATGGTAACTATTGAAAGCTGAAACGTCTTTTACTTCTTGTCTGTATTCACTTCCTTTTATATGTCTTTCATCTTTCCAAAGTTTGGAAGTAATTTTCTCATCCATGTTGTTCTCCGGTTTGGGTTAGAAATTGGAGTTGTTCCGATTTCATTATCTACTATACAGATCAAGTCAACTCTTTGCAAGCTAAAAAATAAAATAAATGAAAATAAATTTTGAGACCCTCGCAATCCCTTGCAGTTGACACAAAACACAAAGAGTGAGCTTAGTCTATATAATGGTATGTCTTTCAATTAGATTGCAATACAGGGCGATTTGAGAACGATTAGAGCTATATCATGAAATATTGAAAAAATACAGATAAGAGAAAAGGAAAGAGACGCACAAAATCTCAGAATGATTTGGCATATATTCAATCAATCTCAAAAAATCTCAAATCCATCGCAAATAATAAATAGGATTGCAAAAGGTGTGCCAAAATTATTCTGAGGGATCAAAAAATCTCAGAAAATAAAAAATAAAAAATAGGAATGCACAGACCATGCCACAGAAAAAAACGAAAAAAAAGGAATGCAAAGGTCGTGCCACGAAAATTGAATGGGGGAACTTGCCGATTTACGTATTTCTGTACCCTTTAAGAATTTTTCTCTAAATATTGGGCTACAGGAAGCTCAGAAACTCCTAAAAGCTTTTCATTTTCTATTAACATATTACAAGCCTCGTGAGTAATCTGATAATACAATTTCTTCTCTATTCCTCTTTTCTCAGCCATGACATCCACACGACAAATAGAAGGTCTTTCATCATAAATCTTACAAAGTTTAGTATCTATATCGTAACATGAACATCCTATAACTCTACAACAAGCTCCACACTTGCTACAATCAAACATCTTTTCGGTAGGAATATTTCTTTCGTTTGTACTTAGTCTTTACTCTATGTACTTGTGTTCCTCTGTTTAATATTCCTGAGTTGAATGTTCTTTTTATTATCTCCTTCATGTTTCTTTCTTTCTTCTGTTGGTTTCTTCTTCACCTTCACTATAAACCCTCTATATCCATCCGAAGTCTTATAAGTCAATGAGGTACTAACTATATATGACAAAGTATTAACTCCAAATGAGTTCATATCTATCCGATGGTAGTTAAAAGGGAACAATATATATCTGAACCAGCTCATACCTAGAGTAGGTAAATTGTATATTATGTTAAGTTAATTCATCCAAACAGGAGTTGAGTCTATGTTTTTCTTATCCAGAACACCATTTATAAAGTTTTCTATTTCTATATCAAAGAGTTCTTCTTTTCGACTTTGTATTTCCATTTCAGCATCAGCAGCCATGAAGTCAACCCAATACTGTACTGCCATTTGTAGTGCATCGAGCCTATCATCATGAATCAAAGCTCCTCTATCCTTTGTAATCCTTGTCATCTGATGAAAGAGCATATAACGAACTTGAGATTCTACAGGATAATCTTTTACTGTATTATAATCTTTTTCTATTACCTTTGGATCTACCACTAACCTATGTTGATTCATAACAGGTTCAAGAGTGTCAATGATTCGTTTCTCTTTTTGTACGTTGCTTCTGATTTCTTCTATAGTTACATTATGAATCTTTCTAAGAACTGGTTTAAGGAGTTCCATAAACATCCCATCTCCAAAGTTAGACTCAATGAGAATGAGGTTTACATCATTCCGTTTAGCTATTACAGAAAGAGTCTTTAGGTTTTCATCTTTATAACCTCCTCTAAGTCCTCCACACTCTGCAACATAGAGGAAACCATTAAGCATCTTAACTACTGCAAATCCAGTTTCATCTTTTCCTCTTCCACTTGGATCAATGGAAAGAACAGAGCCATGATATTTAATCCATTCTCCAAGTTTAGTTTCAGGAGCATAAAAGAAATCACCTGGAAGACCTACATTAGGAAGATCGGATAACTTGTTTCTTGGATCTTTGGACCAGACGGGTTTTTCAGGAGCAGTAGTAGAATCTACGCCCATTATTATAAGGTCCGATAACTTTAATGGGTACTTATCTGCATCTGAGAGAGAAGTATCTAATTGGAACTGTAGTGCGAAGCCAGATTTTCCATAAGAGAGTTCTCGTTCCAATAGATCTTCGGCATCGAAACGTAATGGATCAGTAGGATCTCCAACAATAGAACCACGATCAAGATTATCTTGAATAAAAGGAGATAATTTATTGGAATACCTAAGAACTTGTTTTTCGTCAGGATACCTACTAGGCCAAATCCTGACTTCATAACCTCTTTCAGGAAGTGTTTCATACAAACTCATTTCTGTTTGAGGCGTACCAAGATAGACGATTGAACCATCTGGTTTTAATATAGCATCAAACTCTTTAACTGCTTCTGAAAGTTTATCACGCATTGTTTGAGTCATTGAGTTATTTGGAACCTCAACATCATCAGCAACTATTAAATCTGCACGAGATCCTGACAACTGTCCAGTAATTCCAACTGACTTTACACTTGGACTATGACTAGCTTGACAGGGACCAACATCAAAGGCTACTTTACTTTGTCGTTGTCCTTCTCGTGATCTAAGGTGATATAGAATTGGAAGCTCATTTATTAGTCTTTGAGTAAAAGTTGAGAAGTCATCAGATCTAACTTTAGAAGCTGAAACAACCAGAACTTTAACTTCAGGATCAAGGAGTAATTTCCAACAAACCAATGCGGAAGTAATATAACTTTTTCCTACTCCACGAAATGCTTCAATGACTGCTCTTTTTGGAGCATGTTGTAGATAGTCAGCAATATCGTATTGAACAGGAGTAGGATTTGGTAGAGAAAGGTGTTCCCAAACCATAAAAACAAAGTTCCTGAAGTCCATTAGAGGATTTTCAAGTTCTTTTTTCTTTTTCATATATGATTTAGGCTAGAATTATAGGGATAGCTCTGAGAGTACTCAGATCGCTCTGTATGAGAAGAAAGGATAAAAGAGATACGAATGTATTAGGAAGGCTCTTTTGTTGTATTTAAGGAGCAATTTGGAGGTCTTTTTTTCCTCTTTTTTAGTTTTTTTGCTTATTTATGCCTTTGCCTGGAACGAACTATAGGAAAATTTATCATCAGAGGTAAATGGCATACTTTTCATGAGTTCTTCTAACGAATTTCCATCAGTAGGAATACAAGTGATGTTATTATCTTTAAGAAACTTTACTGCTACTGCAAGATCAGCAGGTTTTGCTTCTCCAGTTTTGATTTTGGTAAGCAGTTCATCTGCTACTGCATCA